CCCATTGGTCTCAATGTCAGCGTCATGCCACCCAGCGAGCCAAAAGCCTCTGCGGATGAGGTCGGCACGGCCATAGGGGCATGCGCTTTCCAATTGACCATCGAAATAAGCAACACGCCCGGCGTGATAGAGAACGTCGTCGCGTCGGCTAAACATAGGAACTCCTTAGTGCGTTTCGGCCCAGCTACTGCCGATCTGGTAATCCCCGGCGAACGGGACCGGGAGCTCGAGGCGCCTGCCTGCAAGGTTGATAGCCATCGCAAACAGACCCCCGACTAGTTCCGCTTTATCTGGGACAACTGAGAGTTGTTGTTCATCGTGAACATTGGCAAGGAGCGCAAAGTCCTTACCGTGCTCGAGCCCTTCACTGGGCGTGAGCTCATGTAAAAAGAGAGCCAAGGCTTGCTTCATCAGGATCGACCCACTCCCCTGCAAGAGGGTGTTGAGGGCGGTTCGCTGTGCGCTAGCAGCGCGCCGACCATCAGGCAGTGTGACGTATCCTTTCTCACCAGCTTGTTGCTGGATTGAGGCGATGAGCTCGCCTAGGCCCAAAACGCCCGACTCAATACGCTGTCGGGCAAGCCGTCCAAGGGCTGGGAATTTGGCCTTGGACGGGGGGACTTCACCGGCCTGCTCGAGGTCGTCAGCGACAATGCTGCCGATCTTCGTATCACCGGCGCCATAAATCAGGGCGTAGTACAGGGTCTTGGCGTTATCACGCGAATGAAGCCCTGCTGCCTTCTGATTGATGGTGTGTGGGTCAGTGCCTTCCTCTTTCTTCCCACGGAGTACGGCCTCGGCATAGGCACCTTTGTCGTACTTGTGCAGGTAAGAGGCGAGCATGCGGAGCTCGAGGGCGTCAGCATCGCATCCGACCAGGACGTGGCCTTCATCAGGTAGGAAAAGAGAGCGCATGGCTTTGCTCTTGTCGACCTGGGCCATATTAGGCCTGGAGTGGGACATGCGGTGCGTTCTCGAGCCGCAGCTGCGGACATAGCCGTGCATACGGCCACGCTCATGCAGCTTTAACCAGGCGTTCCTGCCTTCGCTCAGCATCCCTTGCTGCTTCGACTTGCGGAAGTACTCGCGCAGTAGGCGAGCTTCCGGGTAGTCGAGGGTGCTCAGGGTGCTCTCATCGAGCTTAGGCCTGCCGTCGTCAGTGAACTCGGTCGGCTTCCAGCCATACTGGGCGTTGAGCCTTCGAGCGACTTGTTGGCGGCTACCTGGGTTGAACATGTCGAAAGAGCACCTCGAGAGAGGGGCATCTTTGGTGTAGCCAAGTTTGTTGTTGTTCACCGCGGGGGTCCAGGGCTCAACCGCTATCCAGGTGCGCTTGTTAAAGTCCCAGCGACCTGATTGAGGACGGAACTCATGGGAGAACACCTTGGTGAGCATCTTCTCGAGGGCACAAATGTCCTCGGTCAGTTTGACGCTCAGCTGCTCAGCAGCCTTCACGTCGAAGCGAAACCCGTGCTGCGCCTGGAGCGCTAAAGCTAGCTGGACCTGGTGCTCGAGCTTGAGCGCTGGGCGGTAGTCATTGCCCTGGCGGTAGAGCTTCTTGAGCTCGAGCTGTAGGTGGTCGTACAGGCGAGCCGTGAGCTCAACGTCACGTTCCATGTAGACGCGCATCTCATCGCTGTAGCGTGAGAAGTCTTTGAAGTCGCCCTTGGGGAACCCGAACTGCTTACCGAAGGAAGCAAGGCTCAGACTGACTCTCGAGGGTTCGACTAAAGCGGCGACCACCATCGTGTCCCAGTGCTGCTCGAAGGTGAGCGTGCCTGGGTACAGCTTGTTGATGGCAGGCATGTCGTAACCGATCACGTTATGACCGATCAGTCTCTCCGCCTTTTTCAGCCTCTCGAGGCCCTCCCTGATCGAGGGAAGGCTCGGGTCTTTGTCCGTGTAGGTTTGAACGGTGCTCTCGCCTATGACGCAGACGCCAATACAGTGAATTGTGCTTAGCTCCGGTAACAGCCCGTCTCCTTCGATATCGTAGACGAGATGTTCCATTGTCTTTCCCCCCGCTCACGGTAAGTCAGTCAGAATCAGGTGATCCTCCAGGCTCAGCGTGATTTTTTGTTGAGGCGCTCGCTTCCTACAGTCCAGGACGAAGCGCTTCATGGCAGCGACTCTCATGCGCTGAGCAATGGCTGAGCCCCTGCGTGCTTCATAGGCGGCTTCTGCTTCATTGATCAGCTTCAGAGCCTCAGCGGGGGTCAGCTGTGCTTGCATGCGATGCGCTCCTCAATTTCGCGCTCGACGTACATGTAGATGAGCCGAGCCAGGGGGTGGTTGGGCAGCTTGGTCTGCGGGTCACAGTCCAGGTCAAACGATGAGAGCTCGCGAGCAATCGACTTGAGCACAATGCCGACCATCAGTGATCGGCTTTGCTCGAGGTTGGAATCGATGACTGCGTCTATTTCGGTTTTGAATTGTTTGCGGTCCATAAAGCCTCCTCCTGCTTTTGGGACTAAAACGGAATGTCCTCGAGGTCGTCATGGACAGCGTCGAGGTTCTCGTCATAAGGCAGCAGCCTTCCTGTCTGGCGGTTGTAGCGGGCCTTGCCTGCTAGTCCGACCACACCGAAGGGTCTGTTTTTGAGAATGCGGAATTGCGTGATGTCTGCCTTGCTTGCGTCTTCTTCCTGCTGATTCCGCTCGCTAGCAATCACAACGTCAGAGAGTTGCTCGAGGCCAGACGATCCTCGAAGGTCGGTCAGGGATACCTTACCGCCTTCGTTAAAGCTGTCTTTGCCTGAGTTGCGCTTTAGATGGCTGACAGCAATGACACCTACGCCGGTCTGCTCAACAAACTGGCGGAGAGCGGTCATGAGGATGTCGAGGGTCTTGCGCTCTTCGACATCGAGGCCAGAGACGACCATCGAGACGTGATCAAGGACGATCCAGTCACACTCACAGCCAACGGCCAGGAAGCGCAGCTTGGTCATCAAGGTGCTCACGTCACAGCTGCCCCAAGAGTCGTAGAAGTCGCTCATGGTGACGAGCTCCTGCATGGACCTATCCCAGTCAGGCTGCTCGAGGCAGTGAGGGTTCTCCATGAGGTCGCCCAGGGGCACGTCGTTGTCGATAGCCACCAGGCCCTGGATGGTCTTTCGGTAGCTTTCCTCGAGCATCACCCAGCCCACTCTTTGAGAGTGGTTTTTGATGAGGTTGTATCCGAGCTCTCGAGCAAGCGTCGACTTACCGATGCCGGAGCCAGCTGAAAGCAGAATGAGCTCACCTTTACGCAGACCCCGGAGGGCTGTGTTGATCCCTGGGAACTGACAATCAAGACCTCGAGGCGTTGCCTTGATGATCTCAGTGAAGTCGATCTCGCTACCGCGTCGAATACCGTCAGGACGGAAAGGTACGGCGGCATAGACCGCAGCCTTGAGCTCTGCCTCTTTACCGGCCACCAGCATTTCGTTGGCGTCTTTGAGCGGTAGCTGGGCGATCTTAGCCAGGCCTGGCCGTAGAAGAGCAGCGCACTCCTGGGCGGCTTTCTGTCCAGGCTCGTCCTGGTCAAACAGGAAGACGACCTCCTCAAATGACTCAACGAACTCGAGCTCCTTGCGAATCGCTTTTGCAGCAGATTGAGCTCCGCTAGGGACGGAGACGACCTGCCACGTCAGCCCGGTGACCTGGGCATAGGACATGGCATCGATCTCGCCCTCGGTAATCACCAGGCGCTGACCTGGAGACCAGAGCTGCTGACCGAAGAGCCCAGCCTTCTGCATGTCACCGACAGCATAGAAGTCCTTGTTAGGGCCTCTCACCTTCTGGGCGACATAGTTACCGTTGCGGTCGAAATAAGGAGCGTAGTGCTTACCCTCAGAGATCGTGTACTTAAACTTGCGAAGCGTGCGCTCGTAGAGGCGGCGGTCAGAAAGGTCCATGTACGCGCCGGTTACGAACTCGCTCACATTAGTTTGCCTCGGTTGTTGAGGTTGGACCTCAGCGTCGAACTCATCGACCATCGGGACGTGGGTCTGACAGCTGAAGCAAAAGCCGTGACCGTCGTCATAGACGGCAAAGGCGTCGCTGCTCGGACACGCTGGGCATGCCCGTTTCTCAATGTAGTTGCTCTGCATTTCCCCCTCCTGCAGTTACTTGCTGGCCCAATGAGCCACAAGGATGTAGACGACTCCGAAGAGCAAAACCGAGCAGGCCAATTCAAGAAAAAAGACCATCGCGTTCTCCCTAGAGAGTGAACACACGCACCAGGGTGTGCGGCTCCTCTCTTTCTTTTGCGTAGCGCTTATGGGCGATCAAGAGCTCGATCTGCGAGTCGTCGTACCAAAAGATTTCGGCACTGGTCATGCAGTCCAGCGGGAGCTTCGACAGGTTGTCGATGTCATAGCTGGGCGCTGGGTTGACGACCTTCTTTGGCCTAGAGCAAACGAACTCGAGGCCGACGATCAAACGCTCGTCTTTATCTAAAAACCTCCACCGGGGACGGGCGACCGTCATCCAGGCAGAAAAGTCCCGTACATACTGCTGATGTCGTTTTGAATAGTAGGTGCCGAACCTAGCTACCTTGGGGCGGCTGGCTGGTACTGGGGGGACAGGAATGTAGAACTCCTGTGCTGGGGCAAGGGCGCTTATGTCTAACTTCACGATTCGAGCTCCTCCCGAAGCTGGGTCATCAATTCGACTGCTTCGCTTGGGCTAATCTCGAACCATTCCCCCTGCAACCGTCGACCGGAAAGTTGTGCGTAGACCTTCCGAGACGCCTCCTCAATATTCAAAAACTCATGAGCGAACTCGAGCCGGTAGGCTCGGTTGGGGCACCCGACCTGGTATTGCACCAGGCGACGGCGAACACTACTTGTGATGCCGATCTTGCAGCAGCCCTCGAATGACGGGTGTGTCATGACGTAAAGCCACTGCTTGGCGCGTGGGACGTACTCGATGCCGTAGTGCGCTAGCACTTCGACCCGAAGCTTGTCCTTCGCGCTTTTAGGTAGAGCTACAAAGTCAGAGGTAGTCATACCGCTGAGCTGCTTCGCCAGGGTGTTGACGCGATTCCAAAAGGTCTTGGCGTCTTCCTGGCGCAGCTGTGTAGAAATGCGCCCAGCGGGGAGAACGTGGGTGCGGGGGTGATCTTCCCCGCCAGGCGACTTAACTGAATCACTAGAAGCTAACGTCTTCTGCTTCTGATGCGACGAATCCTTCATCGGGCCCTCCGAAGGGGTCACCCGAGCCGTCGTCAGACGAGCGCTTATCGATCAAGCGGACAGCGTTCAAATAAAGGGTCACACCTTTGTTGCCTGCTGTTGAGTAGGCTTTAGCGTTACCCGCTACCCGAATCAAATCCCCCATACCGATAACCACGTCTGAAGGCAGCGCACTGCCGGTGGCGTCTTGCGTTGTGGGCTTACTCTTCGATTTGAAGGTCACACGCAGACGACCATCGTCTTGCTGCTTCAACGGGCTCCGAATGCCCTCGATTGAAATACCAGGCCACTCAGCCTCAGCTGCCTTCTGTACAGCCTCACGCATTAACCGGATGGTTGCTGCATCCTCGGCTTCATCAAGGAAAGCAGAAACCTCATACTTGCCCGAAGGGTACTTCGAGGTCGTATCGGGTTCGTGAATGCTGGGGAAAGACGCACTGAAAGGCTCAGTGGCGAAACGAACGTAACCATTTGCCATGGGATTCTCCTCCTGCGTTGGCTCTTTAGGTCATACTGTCTACGCTGGTGTCACAGACTCGAGCGCCTGTTGGGTCAGCGTGACTGCTCTCTGATTGGCGATGGGTTTGCGTGCCCACTCCATAGAGAGAAAGAGCTCCTTATGCTCTTGCGTGTAAGGCTGTAGCCACTGCTCAGAAAAAGTCAGCGTCTCGTCGCCAAACTGCAAGTTGATCTCTCGCTCCGACAGCCCCAGTAAGCGCGCGCACATACGAACGCGCTCAAGGCGCTCATAGATTTGGTCTGCGGTGCGTGGGTTGCCGAACTTAGCGAAAGGTAGGTTGTTGATGTCGATGTAAGTGCGGAAGCGGCGGTAAGACCACCCGAGTGCCCGGCACCAGTCAGACCTCGACGCGACTGGGCCGGACTTACGGATCACCTCCTCAATGTCAGACGAAGTCAGCGTCGGTGCCATCGTCCTCGGTCCCCTCTACCGAATCGTCGATGAGTTTAGCGGCCTCTGCTTCCGCTTCCTTTCGGCTTTTGCGAGTCGACTTTGGGGCAGCTACGGGTTGCTCAGTTAGAACGACCGATACCGACTCAAAGTTGAGCTCATAGGTGGTTTCTTCACCGCCCAGGTGGGCGATCCCGCGAAGGAGGAGTAAGGAACCGTCTTCCTGCCAGTACTGGCCGCCGATCTCTGCGCCTTCAGGCACAGGGGCGATGACCGTGTAGCAGCCGCCGACGTGGTGGAAGATGCCAATGTCCTTCCCGAGCTCCTCGCGTAGCTTGTTAACTGTGGTGAGCATATACAGTGTCTCCCTGTAGTTTTTAGCTGAAAAAATACCGAGCTCGCGGGAGCTCCTCCCTCACATTGAGATTGCCTTGCTTTGGCGGTGAGGGCAAGTTGAGGTTGTTGGGGATCATCTCGAGCAGGCCTTGGTGCATCGTGTCGTCGAGCCAGTTTCCCGCGAAAATGTCGACGGCGACCTGTCGGATGATGAGGTTGAGCTCATCGAGGTGTTTTGCATGGACAGCGTAGCTGTCATGTACAAAGGCCATATCCTCGATGCCGCGATCCACAAGCTCGAGCGCGACCATGCGGCACATGGCGGCGTCGAGACTGTGGACTACGTTTGGTGCTGCAGCCCCTGCATTCTTAGAGGGGCTCAGCTGATCGGTGCGCTTGCGTAAGCGGCGCATCCAGTTGTCGAAGGTGCGGACGTGCTTCTCTTTAAGGACGACGTACTTCTGAGTGACCTTGCACTCGTCCGGCGTCGTCCAGGATAAGGGGTAGCCATTCTCCGCCAGCACCTTCGCGCAATCGCGCAGGTAGTCCATGATGCGGACTGCCTCGCTGACGACCTCCACTCGAGCTTCGATAATCCAGTCACGCATATAGCTGGCTAGCTTGTGCCTGGCCTGGATGACCGGAAGAGTCATGAGCTCTTGTGGAATTACAAGGTGATCACACATCCGATCATTCACTAGCTGCTCGCGAATCCCTTCCGGCGTTACTCCGTAGGCAGTCGTCATGACAGCACGTTTGACCACCTTTCTTGCCAAGCGGTCGTCTTGCATCACCTCGTACCAACTCTGGGCTACGGCCAATTCCAAGCCCTGGCCTGATGTGAGTAATCGCTCGATTATCTTCCTCACTGCCACTCCAACCTCGAGATAAAGGTCTTTTCGGGTCGACTCGGCTGTGCAGTTTGTTTTTTCCGCGCCGACCCGGTCCTTTCCCAAGAGAGACAGTATCTGTAGTCCGTTGCAGGTGCCGTCTACTGCTATAGGGAGGTGACTGATGTGGTTGGGGTTATCAAGTGCTGCGACTAGATCGACCGCAGCTGCATAGAAGGTCATGGGCTCGTCAGCTTTCATAATGAGCCCACAGGCGAACTTGTCGTCGGCTACTAAGCGACGTAGGTCATCTTCCATCGCCTCGATCTTCTTGATGCGATCCTCGATGCCCAGCTTGTCGAAGCCGAAGGTGTTGGCTGCCTGAAGCTTTAGAGCTAGCACGCCATTCTCACCTACGGGCTTACCGTTACAGAACTCGACCAGGGCCTTGGCGACGTGGTCACCCTGGCTGGTGAGCATCTGGTTTGCTGGGTAGAGGCGCCCTCGGAAGTCAAAGCTGTGGGGCTGCCAGAAGGCGCTCTTCTCGACCAACATCTCGCTCTGTAGAAGCTGCCTTTCGAAGGTCATTGCTTTTGATGTTGTTGAGACGTACTGCGCCAGGTCGTCGTTAAACTGCTGCTGGACGACTCGCTTGTCGTCATCGCTTAAAGCTGCCCACTGCTCCGGGGGAAGCTTCTTGGGCTTCTGAATGGGCATCTGTGGGCCGACGTAGGGGTTTCGCAGCAGGAACTCATAGACCTGGCGGTTGATACGCCACGGCGTTTTTTGTATCGAGTTGAGAGCATCGAGGGCTCGCTGCGACGGCCAGAACCCGTGAGGGTGCCAGTCGGTGCGGTAGACCTTCTGCTTAATAAGGTAGTAGCCCCCGGTGATCTTTCCTTCCTCGTCCCGCTTCCACGGCTTAGGTGGTACCAGCATGGGACGACGCACTGGCTGTGCCAGGGACGCGATAGCGTGGAGACGCGACACATCCGCCAGGAACTCATCGGAGTAGTAGACGGTCTGGGCTCTGATCTTTCCTCGAGGGCCTGTAGCGGTCAGCGTAAGCATGTCGGGCTGAGCTCGACGTACACAGTCCAGCAGAACAGCACCAACACCAAAGAGAGCGTCTCTGCTAAGGTCGTACTGATCGCCGTCCAGGTATTCAGCGATCTTTTTCTCCAGCTTGCGGGCGAATCGAAGATGCTGAGCTTTAGATGCAAGGGCCTGACTGTTGCGGCGAAGAAAGTGGCTTGCGTAGCCCTTATCCTTGTCGCGCCATCTCTGGAAGCGCACCTCCCGGACCAGACACTCCCCGAGCTCGAGGCAGACATGCTGATAGGTCGGGGGCTTACTAGTTGCCAACGTCGCCATCAGGTTTTGCGTAGCAGCGAACGCGAGCTCCGTGCTTTCGACCAACCCAATCAAGTACTTCCAGGGAAGGTTGCGCCGACCTGTCGAATTGTTAATCACCGCGTCCTGTGCTTCACGCTGTCGGACCTGGATATGCTCTTCGACTGTCGGGGCGATTTCCTGCAGGAGCTGCTCCCCTAGTTTTGTTTCATTTAGTTGTTTGTTGTTGATGCTGTTTAGATAGTGAGCCTCTGCGTCATTCACCATTCGGTGCTCCCACAGTACTTCTAACAGCTCAAAATCGATGTGATCCATACTCACCCCCAGTGTTTCAATTTGATACTTACCATATAGACTGTTCCTATATAGGACTTAACGATAAGGGTGTCAACCTTGACATCCCTAATGTGACACATAGGGGCCCCTCTAACTGTCTACGTTGGTGTCATTTTTCCGCATATTTATTAGAAATTGTGAAAGTATCTTTTACATTTCGTCACAATTGTGTAAAGGTTATAGAGTATCTCTACATATAGGGATGCCCACTATAGAAGGACAACGCGGGGAAACGTATGTCACAAGAAACCAGGCCTAAGAATACTAGGGCCGATTTGGGGAAGAGGACCGAGTTTGGTCGAATACTTAAGTCGCTCAGAGAAGCGGCGCAGCTAACACAACATGACATGGCAAAACTGGTGGGGCAGCGGTACTTCACCTTTATCAGCCAAGTTGAAAACGGAAGGGTTCGAGTGCCGCCTAACGACACAGAGCTCTGGGCCAGGATGCTAGGCGTAGACACCCAAGCGTTTGCTAAAGAGTGCGTCAGATACTATGAGACTGACGACTACTTCAAAGCGATCTTTGGTAAGAACGCGAAGAAAGAGCTATGAAGGTGTACAGCGATCCTCGAGGTCGCGAGGGCTATTGGCGTGTCAAACTCGACAACGGCAAATATAAGACCCTTCAAGCTAAAACCCATGACCAGGCCTGTCAGGCTGCCAGAGCTCTTGTAGCGTCCCTAGAGGCGCCTGAGAGTCCCTGGCTGCACCTGGTCAACCGACACATCCATCGACGCGAGGAAGGCTCTCCTGAGCTCCTAGTGAAGAAGAAGTGGGCCAATGCAAAGTACTGCCTTCGAGCCTTTGCTCGAGACATTGCTGCCATTGCGTCCCCTGCCCGGGTGACCATGGCGCACTTCCTCGAGTACTGGGATAGCCTCACCAGGCATCAGCAAGACAACCTCAGACCTGAGCTCAATCGCTTTGTGAAATGGGCGATGCTGTCAGAGCTCCTGGCTCTGCCTTCGAATCCGATATCGCTGCTCGACAAGAAAGCGCTGCCGATTAAGCAGAGGCGTCGATTGACGATGCCTATGTTAATGAGGGTGTTGTCTGTTGCTGAGGAGCGCGGATATGAAGGCCTGGTCCAGGCGTGTCGCTTGTCTTTGATCACTACGCTTCGCCGGGGAGACCTGGCGGCGCTCAAGTGGGACGACATCAAGGACGGAGCTCTATGCGTAACCGTTTCGAAGAGCGTGGCGTCTCGAGGTGAGGTAGAGGCTACTAGGTTGCGGTGGGTGCTGGCAGAACATCCTCAGCTCCTCGAGGTGCTCAAGGAGTGCCGACGCCAGGCGATGATGAACAGGGACTGCCCATTTGTTCTCAGTCACTTTGGAGCGAACAGGAGCGGCAAGGAACACCCATGCCAAATGACCCCTGACATGCTCTCAAAGCAGTTCACAGAATGTGTGCGAATTGTGGACCCGTTACCAGGGCAACCGACCTTTCATGAGATCAGGTCGCTGTCCGCAGCACTGCTCGAGCAAGGTGGAGCTCCAGGTGAAATGATCAGCAAAATCATGGCTCACACCGACCACGCAACGACGGAGTTGTATCTACATGGACACAAGCGAAATTTCTTCGATGTCACCTACAGCGTTACAGTATAGACGTGGTTGTACTCACTACCTTGCCAAGGTTGCAGGTACACA